TCAGGCGGCGGAATGGTCGCGCACGGTCAAGGTGAGTTCGGACCCCGCGCCGCCATAAGTCGCGCTGAACTTTTCCGGCGACAGGCCGCGCCGGATGATCCTGCAGCGCGCGAGAAGTTCGACCAGAGGGCGCTCCAGCGCGCCGAATTGCCGGGTGCGCGAATTGCGGGGCGCCGCGATCTCCAGCGCGAACGTCGCGCCGATGCGTCCGGGCTTCTGCGCGTTGAGGCGGCGCGCCGCCTGATCGAGCCAGTCTTCATAGGCCTCGGAGCGCACGAGGCCCTGCGGGGTCGGGACATAAAGGACGGAAGCAGGCGGCGGCGTCGGGACGGTCAGAGTGATGGCCTGGGCGGCGGGGCGCGGCTCGGCGCTCAGGCCGAATTGGCCGGTTTTCGGCAAGGCCGCGCGCGGCTTAACGGTTTCCACACGTAGCGGGCGCGCGCCAGCGCGCGGCACGATGATGGAGGTGGAGGAGAAGGGTGAGAAGACGCGAAAAGGTGCAGGGAGAGTCATGGCCGCCTTGCAAAAGTGCCTGAGGAAATGGGCTTCGCAGCGAAGCTAATGGAACATAAAGTGAACGATCCCATCGTGTCAATGGGAAAAATCCCTCTGGACGAGGGGGTGAATATATGGGAAAAAGCCCATCATGGATGAGTCAATCCGAAACCGCGTGAAGGCCGAGATGGAGCGGCAGGGCCTCGACATGAAAGGCCTGTCGAAGCTTGCCGGTCTGGGCGAAACCTATGTGCGCGACGCGCTCAAGCGCGGACGCGGAGGTTCGCTGCCTGCGCTCAACAAGCTGGCGGCGGCGCTGGGGCGTTCGCTCGACTGGCTGCTCACCGGGGCGGAAGTGGCGGGCGGAGAATTCGCGCCGGACAAGCCGCCGCGACGCCGGTTCGACACCAGCGTCGACAGCAGGATCGTCGATGGCGCGACTGAGGCGGGATCAACCATTCTGGAGGTCGATGTGCGCGCGGGCGCCGGCGGCGGCGGCGTGCCGATCGAGGCTTTCGTTCATGACGAGCAGGGCAATGTCTATTCGGCCGAGGCGATCGCCGCCGAATGGAGCCTGCCCGCCGCGATCATGCAGGGCGTGTTGCATGCCTCGGCGAGGCATGTCCGCGTCTTCGAAGTGATCGGCGATTCGATGGAGCCTCGCTTGTACGAAGGCGATCGCGTCTTCATCGATCTGCGCTACACCATTCCGAGCCCCGAGGGCATTTTCGCGCTCTGGGACGGTTTTGGCCTGGTCATCAAGAGATTGCAGATCGTCATGGGTTCAGAGCCGACGAAGGTGCGGGTGATCTCGGCCAATACGTCCTATGCTCCTTACGAGGCGGCCTTGGATGACGTCCGTATCATCGGCCGTTTCGCCGGACGCTTCACGATAAACTGAGCCTGCCCAGCATTTGCCCATTGCGTGTTGCGGCAGACAAAATGGGAAAAATCCCAAAATATTGCAAAAAAGCCCATTAAAGCCCATTGACGGGTCGACTGACTTTTGCTAGAAATATCCATGTTGAAGATGTGCGCCCGGCGCTCCCGAGAGGGGGCGCCGGGTTTTGCTTTCGGTCGGCCTCACGCCGGCCGGGCCGATGAATTGGAAGAGCGATGGCGTCCGACCCGCGCGAAAAGCTGCAACAGAAAAATAGAGGCCGGAGAGGGCTGGAGGAGACGAAGGACGCGGGATCGCACAGGGCCGAAACGCCGCTGGAGCGCGTCAATCGCGACCTCGCGATTCTCAACATGCGCCTGCATGGCCTGACCTTTCACGAGATCGCCCGCAAATTGCCGGAAGCCGGATTTCGGCGCGTCAGCGTCAGCCGTATCTATGCGATTGTCGCCAAGAACCTGCGCTCTTGTCGTGACCAGCCGGCGCGCGAATTGCGCCAGCTCGAATTGATGCGGCTCGATCAATTGCAGGCGGCTCATTACAAGGCCGCGATGGGCGGCGACGCCACGGCGATTTCGCGTGTGCTGTCCATCATGGACCGCCGCGCAAAATTGCTTGGCCTCGACGCCGGCCCGGAGGCGGTGATTTCGCTCGACGAGTCGCGCCAGACGCTGCTGAAGAAGCTCGACGCCTTGGCGCGCGGCCAAGCGGCGCCAGCCGCCTCTTGTATTGAGACGGCGCTGGCCGCAGAAGGCGGTAAAGCGGTTGCGAAGAAATAAGCGCCGCCATGCGCAAGCCCCCGACCGATGCGAGCGCGCTGGCGCGGATGAGCCCGCGCGAGCGCGCCGGCTTTTTCGCCAAGCTCGACGCGGATGAACTGGAATCGCTGAAAACCCTGTGGCCGTTCTGGGCGCGGGCCGAGCAACTGATACCGCCCGGCGATTGGGTTTATTGGCTGCCTCTGGCCGGGCGCGGCTGGGGCAAGACACGGACCGGGGCCGAAACCATTCGCCATTGGGCGCATGATTTTCCCCTGGTCAATTTGATCGGCGCGACCGCCGATGATGTGCGCGACGTAATGGTTGAAGGCGAATCCGGCGTGCTGGCGGTGTGCCCGCGCGACGAACGCCCTCGCTACGTCGCGCACAAACGGCGCCTGGAATGGCCGAACGGGGCGAAAAGCCTGCTGTTCTCAGCCGAGGAGCCGGAGCGGTTGCGCGGCAAGCAGCATATGAAGCTCTGGGCCGACGAACTCGCCGCCTGGCGCTATCCCGAGGCCTGGGATCAGGCCGTGTTCGGTCTGCGTCTGGGCGAGAGGCCGCAGGCGATCATCACCACCACGCCGCGTCCGACCAGACTGATGCGCGATCTGCTGGCGGATCCGCTGACCTTTTCGACGCAGCATTCGACCTATGAAAATATCGGGAATCTCGCCGAAAATTTTCTGGAACGCGTGGTGCGTAAATATGAGGGCACGCGGCTCGGGCGGCAGGAATTGCACGCCCATCTGCTGCTCGACGTTCCCGGCGCCTTGTGGACGCGCGAGACAATCGAGGCCGCCCATGTCGGCAAGGAAGAGATTCCGAAGCTCGGGCGCATCGTCGTCGCGCTCGATCCGCCGGTCACCTCCGGGGAGAGCGCCGACGAATGCGGCATGATCGTCGCCGGCCTTGCACCGGACCGTCGGGTTTTCATCCTCGCCGATCTGTCGCGGCAGGGCGAGACGCCGCTCGGCTGGGTTTTGCGCGCCGTGACCGCCTTGAAGGAATTTGGCGCGGATTGCCTCGTCGCAGAGGTCAATAATGGTGGCGAGATGATCGAGACGATGATCCGCCAGGTAGACGCCAATGTCGCCTTTCGCGCGGTGCGCGCCTCGCGCGGGAAGTTCACGCGGGCCGAGCCGGTTGCCGCGCTCTATGAGCAGGGCAGGGTGCGCCATTGCGGGCTTTTCGCGCGGCTCGAAGACCAGATGTGCCTGATGACGCCGGATTTCGACCGTGGCCGGGCAGGCTATTCGCCGGATCGCGTGGACGCTCTGGTCTGGGCGGTTTCCTCGCTGGTTTTCGATCAAGGCGAGGGCGGCGGCGTGTTTGATTTTTACCGGACGATGGCTGCGAAGGAGCAGGGCAAGGAATGATCGCGCCGCGAGGAGATGAGCGCCCGGCGGCGCAACGTGATTTGCCGCCCGCGCCGGCATTTTGCGGCGGGGCGCGATTGACCGATCGCGGCGTCGTGCTGGGCGAGGGCGTTGTCGTCGCTCCGATGACGAGGCGCGGGGACGGGACCGCCGCCCTCACTGTCGAGGGAAGGGAAGCGGAAATTTTCGCTTTGCTCTCGCTGGCTCAGGGCGGCGCTGTTCATCCCAATGTCCTGCATGGCGTGCACGGCGTCGCAAAGAGTGTCGCGCGAGGCGAATTTGTCGGCGCGGCAATCCGGCTGGCGCAAATTGGCCTGCCGCCGCTGCGCGGTCCGCGCGACGCGGAAATGCTCAAGGCGGGGGCGACATTTCTCGACAAGGGCTTTTCGCCCTGGACGATTCTGAAAGCGGCGGAAATCGAGGGCGCGAATGTCCGGCTGTGCAAGGCCGAGTGGGATGAAACCCAGCATCCGCGCGATCCGGCGACGGGCCGCTTCATCGAGACGGGCGGGGCGGCGGTGGTCCCGGCCAGCGTTGCGGAACATTTGATCGCGGGCGGCGCCATGCAGGTCGCTGCTGGCGTCTATGCCGCGGCTGGCGGCGCGTTGCTTTCGCTGACCGCCGCTGGCTGGGTGCTCTCCCACGGACCCAAGGGCGATATTCAAGATGGCCCAGGCTATTGGCTGCCGGGCGTCGCGTCGGACAATGCGTCTGACGAGGACGGCAAGGGCGAGACGCCAGGCATTGGCCATAATGGCGGGCCGGGGTTGGAGGAGGCTGGCGACCAAAGGCCGCGAGACCCGAATCAGCGCGATCCGAATCAGAAGCCGGAGCCGCCTGTACTCGCGCCGCTGAGTTCGTCCGGTTCGTCCGGAGATGGTTCGGCAGGGCAGACCGGAGATAGCACGCAGGCTTCGTATGGCCGAAGCATGAGCGACATCTTGATGCCGAATGGTGAGCCTGTTGGGTACGTGTACTCTCGTGCAGATTCCCGCACGAGGACAGTATCATCCGAGCAATTCGACCAATTGCAATCCCAGTTGATGGATGGAGCCGTTCCGGTTGCGACGCCAACGGGCTATGATGGCGTTTGGTATCAAAGGGCTGACGGCGCCATGTTTGGTGTTCGAATGAGCAAAAAGCATGGACCGACTGTAGACGTCATAAAGAGCGATAATTCCAGATTGAGATTTGGTTTCAAGGTGCACAAGAAATGAGTTTGAATCTTTATGCGAGAGATCGTATTTGGGGCGGGACGGTTCTTGAATATATCCATGCCATTCCTGCCGAATTGCCGTTCGACGCAGTCGGATTGTGGCAGATTGCGCCTGTTGGTCGAAATGATTTCGAACTGACGGGCGATGACCTCGCGGAATTTGTTCGTCGATGCGTGGCTGAACTGCTGGCGCATGGCGCCAAGCCTGTCGTCGGCGGCGGCGGTACGGATTTCGATTGGATCTATCAGCCGCAATATGGCGAGACGAATTCCGCAATCCTTGATGCGGTCATGAAAGAATGGCTGGCTGCTGGATCGCCGGACTGCGATCCGGGCGGGCTATGGTTTGCTTTGCCCTCGCCCTATGTTGGCAACAGGGATTAGCATGCGCGCGACCCGGCGACGGGCCGCTTCATAGAGACGGGCGGGGCGGCGGTGGTCCCGGCCAGCGTTGCGGAACATTTGATCGCGGGCGGCGCCATGCAGGTCGCTGCTGGCGTCTATGCCGTGGCTGGCGGCGCGTTGCTTTCGCTGACCGCCGCTGGCTGGGTGCTCTCCCACGGGCCCAAGGGCGAGATTCAAGATGGCCCAGGCTATTGGTTGCCGGGCGTTGCGTCGGACAATGCGTCTGACGAGAGCAAGGGCGAGACGCCAGGCATTGGCCATAATGGCGGGCCGGGGTTGGAGCAGGCTGGCGACCAACAGCCGCGAGACCCGAACGAGCGCGATCCGGATCAGAAGCCGGAGCTACCTGTACTCGCGCCGCTGAGTTCGTCCGGTTCGTCCGGAGATGGTTCGGCAGGGCAGACCGGAGATAGCACGCAGGCTTCTTATGGCCGAAGCATGAGCGACATTCTGATGCCGAATGGTGAGCCTGTTGGGTACGTGTACTCTCGCGCCAGGCCTCCAACCAGAACAGTGACTCCTGAACAATTTGAACAATTGAGGTCCGAATTGATGGAGGGCGCTGTTCCGGCTATCGAGCAATCGGGATATGGCGGCGTTTGGTATCAACGAGCTGACGGCTCCGTGTTTGGAGTTCGAATGAGTAAAAGCTTTGGGCCGACGATTGATGTTATCAAGAGTAATGATCCAGATTTGGAACCCGGATTCAAGGTGCATCAGCGATGAGTTTAAATCTCCATGCAAAAGGTCGTCGGTACGATCTGACAGTCTTGGAATGGATTGAGGCGGTTCCTCGCGAATTGCCTGTTGACGCGGTAGGCATGTGGCAAATCGTTCCGGATGGTCGATGTGAGTTTGGGTTGAGCGGGGATGACCTCACCGAGTTCGTTCGGCGATGCGTGTCTGAGTTGCTGACGCATGGCGCCAAGCCAGTCGTCGGTGGCGGCGGCACGGAATTCGATTGGATCTATCAGCCGCACTATGGCGAGACGAATTCGGAAATTCTCGATGCTGTCGTGAAAGAATGGCTGGCTGCCGGATCGCCGGACTGTGATCCGGGCGGGCTATGGTTTGCTTTGCCGTCGCCCTACGTCGGCAACAGGGAATAGCATCCGCACTATCCGGCGACGGGCCGTTTCATTGAGACGGGCGGGGAGGCGACTCTGCACTGCCCCCCGGGATTTAAGGTTCATCAAAAATGAATATTTATGCTCGTCACAAACTATATGGCCACACACTAGCCGAGCATATTCAAACCATTTCTGATGAGTTACCGGTTGACGCGGTCGGGCTTTGGCAAATAGTCCCGGCAGGAAGATATGGGTTCGGGCTGGAAGGAGCGGAACTTTCCGATTTCATACGTCTTTGCGTTCTTGCTCTCTTGGCGCATGGCGCCAAGCCTGTCTTGGGCGGCGGCGGAACAAAATACGCCTGGATATATCAACCGCAGTATGGCGAGACGAACGAGGAAATTGCGGATGCCGTCGCCAAAGAATGGTTGGCTGCTGGATCGCCGGACTGCTATCCAGGCGGGCTATGGTTTGCTTTGTCCTCGCCCTATGTTGGCAACAGGGAATAGCGACCGGTCCGGGAAATAGCTCCCACGTGGTGCAGTTATCGGACTGGAAGGATCCAGACTGGAAGAAGCCATGGGAAGAATAGCATACATTGCGGTCGACGATCTGCTAGCCTCCGAAGGTTTGCGCCCCATTGCGAGATCCGTCGGGGTCCCATTGTTTGACATCACGTCGAGCGAGATATTGTTGAAACTTTGCGAGCGTATCGGTGTCGGTATTCTCGGTATAGAAAATTTTACTCTCGTTGGTGGAGGAAGACGTCCAGAAATGGACTATATTGCAGATTTTTCCAAACTCTTATCGAGCCACGCTTTCGCATTCGAATCGATCAAATGCGCTCGCCAATTCCTGCAATTGGCCACCGAAAAGCATCTCGTCTTCGAGTATGTCCTCGCTAAAATTGATAGGTCCGGAGATGCGAGGGAGTGAGCGCAGGAGAAATAAAAATGAATGGTCATTGTTGTTCCTGTCCTTGCTGCGGTGAACTCACCATCAAAGAGTGCGGAAATTGGGAAATATGCGCAAATTGCGGATGGGAGGACGACCCGGTTCAATCAGCAAATGAACATTATGTGGGCGGGGCGAATAAGATAAGCCTGATCCAGGCAAGGGAAAGATTTAAAGAATTAGGACAAAAATTCCGCCCGCGGAAAGCCGAGCCATAAACGCTATCATGTCCCCGCTCCAGTCGTGAAGGGTCGGGAGCGGCTTCTGGCGTCAAAGAATTGACAGTACAGTTGGCATTCGAATGAAAAAACATCAGCGATGAGCCTAAACCTGCAAGCAAGAGGTCGTCACTACGATCTGACAGTCTTGGAATGGATCGAGTCGGTTCCTCGTGAATTGCCTGTTGACGCCGTTGGTATGTGGCAGATTGTTCCTGCCGGCCAATACGAATTTGAGCTGGAGGGCGATGACCTCACTGAGTTCGTTCGCAGATGCGTGGCTGAACTGCTGGCGCATGGCGCCAAGCCTGTCGTCGGCGGCGGCGGTACGGAATTCGATTGGATCTATCAGCCGCACTATGGCGAGACGAATACGGAAATCCTTGATGCAGTCATGAAAGAATGGCTGGCTGCCGGATCGCCGGACTGTGATCCGGGCGGACTATGGTTTGCTTTGCCCTCACCCTATGTCGGCAGCAGGGAATAGCGACCGGATCCGAAAAAGCCCTCGTGAGCAGCGGCTTTTGTTTCGCAATCCGGCGAAAATATTCACCGCGTAAATTCTAATTCTCAGGAGTCTGACATGACCGAACGCGGCGCGGGTCTGCCACGCTGGACCCTTTCGCCTGTCGAGGTGACCGCCAGCTTCGGCGGCTTCGAGCGCGCGGCCGATTGGTTCGGGCCGTCGGATCCGCTGGCGCCGGGCGCGCCGGCGGAGGTCGCGGGGCGGCAATGGGATTTTCCCTCGGGCTATAATCTCAATGTCCAAGCGCGCAATTACGAGGCCTTTTCCTTCTCCGATCTGCGCATGCTCGCCGACGCCTATGATCTATTGCGACTGGTGATCGAAACGCGCAAGGATCAGATCGAACGGATGAACTGGGGCATTCGCGCCAGGGCGGGCGCAAGCGCCGAACCGGGGCAGATCGCGCGCGTTGAGAAGTTTTTCCAGAGTCCGGATGGCGTCCATGACTGGTGCGCCTGGATGCGGATGATTCTGGAAGATCTGTTCGTCATCGACGCGCCGGCGCTGTGGTGCGAGCGCGACCGCGCGGGCGGGCTTTTGGCCTTGCATCCGCTCGACGGCGCCACCATCAAGCCCGTGCTCGACGCCTGGGGCCGGACCCCGCGGGCTTTCGTCCAGAACGGCAAGCTGGTCTATCCGGTCGCGTTCCAGCAGGTTCTGAAAGGCGTGCCCGCCGTCAATTACAGCGAGCGCGACATTGTCTACCGGCCGCGCAATGTGCGCGCGCATCGGGCCTATGGTTTCTCGCCTGTCGAGCAGGTGATGGCGACGGTCAATATCGGCCTGAAGCGGCAATTGCACCAGCTGAGCTATTACAGCGAGGGCAATGTGCCCGAGAGCCTGATCGGCGTGCCGGACGCCTGGACGCCGGACCAGATCAAGAATTTCCAGGACTATTGGGACCTCTATTTCACCGGCGATCTGGCGCGGCGCAGAAGAGCGAAATTCGTGCCCGGCGGGGTAGCGAAAACCTTCATCCAGACCAAGGAGCCGGAGCTCAAAAACGCTTTCGACGAATGGATCGCGCGGGTGGTGTGCTTCGCCTTTTCGATCTCGCCGCAGCCCTTCGTCAGCCAGATGAATCGCGCCACCAGCGAGACGCAGAAGGAGACGGCCGAGGAGGAGGGGCTGTTCCCCATCCTCGCCTGGATCAAGCGGCTGTGCGATCATGTCATCCAGAACATGCTGGGCGTGGACAGTCTGGAATTCGTCTGGCGCCACGAGACGGCGATCGATCCGACCGTGCAGCGGGAGAATCTCGTTGCTTACGTCAGCGCCGGCATGATGACCCGGCGCCGCGCGGCGGAGATCATGGGCGAGAGGCTGCCCGCCGATCCGATGGTCGATGTGTTGACGGTTTCGACGGGGCAGGGGGTTGTCAGGCTGGGCGGCAATGCGGATCAGAATGGCGTGATGAAAAGGGACGGAGATTTTTCACTGCGCCGTTTCGACAACCTGTCGTTAGGAAAATTTGAACCTGACCAGCCGCGCGATGATCAGGGGCGATGGACGGCCACAGGCTCTGTCACAGCCGAACAGGTGAGCTACCAACAAGAAAAACTGGAGCCGCCGGTCGCTTCCAGGATGTCCACGCCCCAAAGGACCGTTGAAAATTGCGCAGCAGAATGGCAACGGGCATACGATAGATGCGAAGGTCTGCTGCGCCTTCCAAAATTCCATCCAGATCGAGTTCTTCTGGGCGGATACACGAACAAGGAAGGCTGCGCTAAAGGGTTTGTCAGCGAAAGATGCGGCGGAAACCAGATCTCCGGAAGTTAGCAGGGAAGGTGTTGCGATGATCGATATGGCAAAAATCAATAAATTGATCGATCTCATCCGTCGCAAAGATTGGACAACGGCCCACGCGTTGTTGGACGAGGAAGAATTCGCTGATCCCGGCGAGCAGACGGTGGCTCATTGGCGCTCGGTGGTCTTGCGCGACGAAGGCCGCTATGAAGAAGCTTTCCAATTTCTGGCTGCTAATTTGCATCGTTTTGAATGCAAAAGCGGAGTCTTCCATAAACGTGCAGAGCTTTTAAAAAAAATGGGAAAAGACACCGCTGCGCTGGCGGAAATGGAAAAGGCGCCGTTGGACGCGGAAATCGAAGACCATTGGCCGCTTGTCGTGGATGCCAAATTTTTCCGGCTTTACCTCATGGCGGAGGCGGGCCTGCCAATTTCAACGGGTCAATTGGCGGAGATTCCCGATGACTATATTTCTCTCATGCCAATGGGCGAACGCGTTTCCAAAGAACGGCTGATCGAACTTGCCAAGCATCGCTAGATTTCGCCACCGGAAACAATGCCGCTTCAAAGCCTCGCGCTTTCGATTTTGTCGTTAGTAGATCGCTTCGCCGGGGCCAATATGACCTTCCGATTTTTTCATCACAGTCATTCAGGGCGACAATCGTTAGGATCGATATGACGAGCGATCAAGACCATAAATTTCGGATGATGTTGTTGAAGCTCGGCGCATTCGAAAACGGCCAGTTGGCTCTTGATTCTTTGATTCAAGAGCTTGAAGGATTGTTCAATGCTGTCGATCTTGACGACCAGGATTGGCGAGAAGACTTCTGGGATGCGTGGGGCGATCTGGAAATCAGTTACGCCCTTGCGTTGAATCGGGGTTGGAAATCGCTCGACGAAGTTCGGGAGCAAATCGTTGCCAAGGCGGTCACCGATTTGAAATCGCTTGTCGGCGCAAAGTTGCCGTAAGGGTAATGAAATTTTGCGTTCCATTGCCGCCCGATCCGCTCCGCAGGTCATCCAATTAAAAGCGCGAACTCAGAACTGGATAAAGTTGGGGCGACGTCATGGCATTCGGCATCAGACGGAGATCAGAATGGAATTCGAACATGCCAAAGTGATATCGCAGCTTGCGCTCCGGGCATCTGGCGATCTGAATTTGGTTCTCATTGAATTGCTCAAGGGCGCCGACTCCGAAGAGACTGCCAGATATAAACAAATAATCGGCTCGATTTTGAGTGAAATATATTTCAATATCCTGCGCCCAGTCTATCAACTCTATCCAGATACTGCGCCAGATGATTTGAAAACACGCGGATAAGCCGCCCCGACGAATCGCCTGTGGCCTTGAAGTTCAACCCGTCAACGGGAGCGAAGTGCGTCACACGAGAATATCGTGTAAGGCAGAAACGAGTTTGTCCGTCTGCTCCGCTGTTCCGATCGTGATGCGCAGATAATCCTCGATGCGCGGCGCGTTGAAATGACGCACCAGCACGGCGCGGTCGCGTAGGGCGCGGGCGAGGTCGGCGCCCTTCGCGGTTTTGTGTCGGGCGAAGATGAAATTTGCGCTCGATGGCAGAATGTCGAAGCCGAGTTCGCGCAGCTGCGCGGTCATGTTTTCGCGCTCGGCGACGATGGTTTTGACACTTGAACGGAAATAGGAATCGTCCTCCACCGAGGCGATGGCGCCGGCCTGCGCGATCTGGCCGAGCGGGTAGGAATTGAAGCAGTTCTTCACCCGCGTCAGCGCGTCGATCAGCGAAGGCTGGCCGAGCGCATAGCCGACGCGCAGACCGGCGAGCGCGCGCGATTTCGAGAAGGTGCGCACCACCAGAAGATTGGGATGCGCCGCAATCAGCGGGATCGCGCTCTCGCCGCCGAAATCGACATAGGCCTCGTCCACGACGACTGGTATGTCGGCGTGCTGATCCAGCATTCGCGTGACCTCGTCGAGCGACAGAGCGACGCCCGTCGGCGCGTTGGGATTGGCGAAGACGATCGCGCCGGCGGCGTTGCGGCGGTAGTCATCCACGCGCAGGCGCATGGAGTCGTCCAGCGCGACGGTTTGGAAGGCGATGTCGTTGAGCTGGGCCCAGACGGGATAGAAACTATAGGTCACGTCTGGAAAAAGCAGCGGCTTCTCGTGCTTGAGCAACGCGACGAAAACATGGGCCAGCACTTCGTCGGAACCATTGCCGACGAAAATATTTTCAGCGTGAAGACCGTGATAGCGCGCGAGGGTTTCGCGTAAAGCGAGCGATTCCGGATCGGGATAAAGGCGCAGGGCGTCGGTCGCAGCGTCGCGCATGGCCTGGATGGCGTGCTGCGATGGCGGCAGCGGACATTCATTGGTGTTGAGCTTGACCAGGCCCTCGATACGCGGCTGCTCGCCGGGCGTGTAGGGGCTCAGGCTCTGCGCCTTTGCGCTCCAGAATTCCATGGTTTCGCGCCTTTTCTCCGCGCCATTCGATGGCGCGCATCCCTTTAGCAAAATTTTCGACCCCATGGCCAGCCCCGCAGCGAGCGCGGCCGGCTCAACCCAGCGAGGAGCGCCAAGCGTGCCGGACCCGTTGCAAATGTTCATACCCCTGCGCAAGGCGGACGCCGCCAGTCGCCTGATCTATGGCTACGCCACAGCCGAATTGCCGGACAAGTCCGGCGAGATCTGCGATTACGCCAGCACCAAGCCTTTTTACGAGCGATGGTCGGCGGATTGCGCCAAGGCCTCCGGAGGCAAGAGCCTCGGCAATTTGCGCGCCATGCATGGCAAGATCGCGGCGGGGAAGATTTCCTCGATCGCCTTCAACGATGACGCCAAGCGCATCGAGATCGCAGCCAAGATCATCGACGACGACGAATGGCGCAAGATCGAGGAGGGCGTCTATACCGGCTTCAGCCAGGGGGGCGCCTATGTGAAACGCTGGCCCGATCCGGACCAGCCGGAATTCACGCGCTATACCGCCAGTCCGACGGAAATTTCTCTGGTCGATCTGCCCTGTCTGCCGGAGGCTGGCTTCGAACTGGTCAAGGCGGATGGCGTGAGCGAGAGGCGCGCTTTCATTGAGCCTGTCGCCAAGGCGGAGGCCGCGTCCGATGCGGCGGCCTCCGCCCTGCGCGACTGGCTTGCCGGCAATGTGACGAGCGATTGCGAGGCGGCCGAGACGATTGCCGATTTTTTTGACGCGCTGGAGCACGACCTCAACGCCGACCCGATCCACGACACGCCCCTCTCGTCCCTGCTGGCGCGGCTCAAGGCGCAATGCGTAGCGGCGCTTCAGCCCCGCGCGGCCCAGAAATCTGGTTCACTTGAAGCCCGGCTGGAAAAGCTCGCCGCGCAGGGCGAAGCGGCCCGTAAAGTCGCGGCGGATCTCGCGCCGCGTCTGGCGGAGCTTGCCGAGCGCGTAAGCGCGCTGGAGGCCGCGCCAGCGGCGCCCGTCCTGATGCCGGGCTTTGCGCCGGTCTCCAAATCGGGGGAGGCGAGCCTCGAAGACCTTGCCGCCGAACTGGCGCGGCTCTCGCCCGAGCAGGCCTCCCTCGTGCTGATCAAGGCGGCCCAGACCCAGCCGAAACGCTTCGGCTAAGCCGCATCCTTTTGACGACTCCCAACAGAGAAAGCATGTCCATGACCGCACAACAGACCGCGCTTGAGCTCACTCAGGCGATCCGAAAGGCGCAGGCCGCGCCCGTATTCGATCCGCGTTTCGCCAGCCTGGAAAAATCCACCTTCTCCCAGGCGTCCTCGCCGACTTCGGGACTGACCTATTACGATCTCGAAGCCGGCGCGAAGCTGCTGTTCCCGGTGCTGACGCCGCTGCGCAACTCGATCCCGCGCGTCTCCGGCAGGGGCGGCGTCCAGGCCGCCTGGCGCGCCGTCACGGCGATCAATTCGACCGGCCTGCGCATCGGCGTTTCGGGCGGCAACCGCGGCGCCGTCGCGGCTGTCACGACGAAGGATTATGTCGCAACCTATAAGGGGATCGGCATCGAGACCAATGCCGATTTCGAGGCCCAGTTCGCGGGCCAGAATTTCGACGACGTCCGCGCGCTTGCCGCGCAGATCGGCCTTGAGGCGCTGATGATCGGCGAAGAAGCGATGCTGCTCGGCGGCAATACGTCGATGTCTCTGGGCGTGACCGCGACTCCGACCCTCGCCGCCTCCGCTTCCGGCGGCGCGCTGGCGACCGGGACCTGGTCCGTGATCTGCGTCGCCTTGACCCTTGACGGCCTGATGAATTCCTCGGTCGCCACGGGCGTCCAGGCGTCGATCAGCCGCGCCAATGCGGATTCCTCGTCGGACGTCTTCGGCGGCGGCGCCGCGCAGAAATCCGCCAACGCCACGGTTTCCGTCACCGGCCCCAGCGGCAGCGTCACCGCGACGGTCGCGGCCAAGACCGGCGCTTTCGGCTACGCCTGGTATTGGGGCGCCGCCGGTTCGGAGGTTCTGGGCGCCATCACCACGGTCAACAGCGTGGCGATCACGGCCGCCGCGACCGGAACGCAGACCGCCGCCTCCTTGCCGGCCGCCGACTGGTCCGCCAATTCGCTCGCCTTCGACGGCCTGCTCACTCAGGCGCTGCTGCCCGGCTCGGGCGCGATGGTGAATGTGCAGCCGACCGGTGTTGCGGGCGCGGGCACGCCGCTGACGAGCGATGGCGCCGGCGGCATCGTCGAGATTGAAGCCGTGCTCAAGGCCAATTGGGATCTCTACCGTCTCTCGCCTGACGAAGTTTGGGTTTCGTCGCAGGAAGCGAACAATATCTCGAAGAAAATCCTGGCGGGCGGGGCCACCGGCGCGCAGAGATTCATCTTCGACACGAAGCAGGACGCCATCGGCGGCGGCGTGATGGTCACGACATATAAGAACAAATATTCGCTCGCGGGCGCCAAGTCCCTCGACATCAAGATCCACCCGAACATGCCGGCCGGGACCATGCTGTTCCTGACGCGGAAGCTGCCCTATCCGCTGGCGAATGTCGGCAATGTCATCCAGGTCCGCACGCGGCAGGATTATTACCAGATCGAATGGCCGCTGCGCGCCCGCCGCTATGAATATGGCGTCTATGCCGATGAAGTGCTGCAGCACTTCTTCCCGCCTTCCATGTCGGTCATCACCAATATCGGCAACGGCTGACGCCTGGCGCGCCGCCTTGCATAAGGCGGCGCGATTTCTTTCCTGAAATGGAGTCTCGACATGAAATATCGGGCGCCCGAGGGCGTGGCCGCGTTGTCCTGCGCGGGCGAAACCATCGCGCCAGACGAAGCCGGCGTTTTCGAAGCTTCGGAGGAATTGGCCGACGAATTGAGGGCTCATGGTTGCGTCGAATGTGAGTCTGATCTGCCCGGCGCGTCCGTTGGAGAAAAGAGTTCACGTGGGCGTTCGCGCGCCGGGAAGGTGAGCTGACCATGGCGCAGGGCGACCTCGTTTCGCTGGCGCAGCTCAAGGCGCATCTCGGCGTGCAATCGAATGGCGACGACCTTCTGCTCGTCGGCCTGATCGGCCAGATCAGCCGAGCGATCTGCGCCTATATCAACCGACCTTTCGTCTGGCCGCGCGATGTCGTCGATCATTTCGACGGCAACGGCAGGGCGTTGATCCAGTTGCGAAACTGGCCGGTGATTTCCGTCTCCTCGGTCTCGATCGATGGCCAGAATATTCCGCAGGCGCAAACGCCTTTGGGCGTCGGATGGGCGCTGGAGCCGGGCGAAATCGAACCGCCGGGCGCGATGCAGAAAATTCTGTTGCGCGGGGCGACATTCTCACGTGGCTGGCAAAACATCACGATCGCCTATCGCGCGGGATATCAGATCTCGAACGAGGCCTTTGTCGCGCCGGCCTCGGGGCCTTTCCTCGTACAGGCCGCGCAGCCCTTCGGAGAATTCGCTTGCGACGCGGGCGTGACCTACGCGAACGGCCAGCCGCTCACGCGCGTGGCGGCCAATCCGGCGCAAGGACAATATGCGTTTGACGGTGGCGACGGCTATTTCTTCTCGACCGCCGACGCGGGCCAGACTCTTTTGCTGAATTATGGCTATGCGCCCGCCGATCTTGCCAGCTGCGCGCTGGAATGGGCGGCCGACCGTTACCGCTATCGCGAGCGCATCGCCATGACGTCGAAAAGCCTTGGCGGCCAGGAGACGACGGCGTTCCGCATCTCGGCCGTGCCCGATTATGTCGCCGTCGCCTTGCGCAACTACACCCGCGTCATCCCGAGTTGAGCCATGTTGCAGATCAGCCTCGACGGCGCGGCCGAGTTTTCCGCGCGGCTGGACGCTTTGCCAGATCAATTGCGCGCGGCTTTGACTGGGAAAGTCCAGGCTTTGGCGCAGGCGCTTTATGCGCAGGTCGTCGGCGTCAATCTGAGCGGCTCCGTCTTGAACGCGCGCAGCGGAGCGTTGCGGGATTCCATCCAGATCGATGTCCAGGGGGAGGACGCGCGGGTCGATGCGAAAATCTTCTCGGACGGCGACGTCCCCTATGCCGCGATACTCGAATTCGGCGGCAAGACGGCGGCGCATGAAATCCTGCCCGACAAGGCGAGAGCGCTGGCGTTTCTGGCGAATGGCAAGCAGGCCTTCGCGCGGAGAATCCAGCACCCGGGTTCGACATTCGCCGCGCGGTCCTATCTCGGCGGGGCGCTGGACGATGCGAGTGGCGAAATCGCCGCAGCGCTCAGGGAACTCGTCGCCGACACCGCCGAACAGCTGAAAGAGCCCCGATGAAAAACTCACGCGAAGAGATCATGGCAGCGCTTTGCGCGCGCCTGGCCCGAGCGCAATTTTCGACGCCCATCAATGGCCACGAAAGCTGGGCGATTTTGTCGCGACGCGTGAAGCTATGGAGCGATGTCGCGGCGGCGGATCAGCCAGCCTTGTTCGTCACGGAGCACGGCGAAAACATCGCCTATGCCAGTGAAAATGCGCCCGGCAAAACGATCCTGAACGTCGATCTTTTCGTCTATGTCACCGGGGCGAACGATCCCTGCGTTGTACCGGCGCGCGATCTGAATATTGCGCTCGACGCGCTTTGCGCGGCGCTGGCGCCTGATCCCGCGATCGGTCGGCAGACTCTTGGCAGCCTGGTTCATCACTGCCGTATCGAGGGACGGATCGTCAAGGACTCCGGCGACCTCGATGGACAGGGGCTTGCGCTTGTTCCGATCCGCATCCTCGCGCCATGACGCCGCGTTCACTTCCAGGGAATTCGTGATGCAAAATTCTTTTCAAATTCCTCCGGAGCAATCCGAAGCGGCCGTCCGTGAAATCGAGGCGGCAATCGACTCTTGGTTTGTCGAGACCATGCACCATTCGCCGGTCTCGCGCGCCACCGACATTTTCAACCATGTGCGCGTCGCGGTCGATGTCTTGAAAGCGAGACTCGCCGCTCTTTTGCAGGAGCAATGATCCATGTCCAATACAACTTCCGTAGCGTTCGGCTCTGGCGTTTTGATCGCGACGCCCTCGGGGGCCAATGCGACTCCCGTTCAATTCGGCGCCGTGCAGGATGTCACGCTGGACATCAGTTTTTCGTCGAAGCAATTGTTTGGGCAATATCAGTTTCCCATCGCTCTGGCTCGGGGCGAAGGAAAGATCACCGGCAAGGCGAAATTCGCCAATATCGACGGGCCTTTGTTCAACGCATGCTTCTTTGGCCAGACGCTGAATGCGGGGCAGAAACTCTGGGCCTATAATGAGGCTGGCGCTGTTCCTTCCTCCTCGCCCTATACTTACGCCACGGCCAACGCCGCCAATTTCGACGGCGATCTCGGCGTGGTCTATGCGGCGAGCGGTCTGGCGCTGACCAGGGTTTCCTCTGCTCCCGCCGTTGGCCAATATAGCGTCTCGGCTGGCGTCTATACCTTCAGCTCAGGCGACGCCGGCAAGGCTGTCCTGGTCTCCTATTCCTATACGCAGACCAGCGGCGGATCACGCGCGCTCATCGTCAACAAGGCGATGGGGACGGCGCCCACCTTCCAGATCGATTTTTATCAGACCAATCCTAATATCGCCGGCGCGCAATGGTCCTTGCGGCTTTTCAATTGCGTTTCGAACAAGCTGAGCATCGCCTCGAAGACGCAGGATTTTGTCGTTCCCGAGCTCGATTTCGAAGCTCTCGCCAATGCTGCGAATTCGATCGGCGAAATCAATACGGCGGTTTGACATGGTTCCGGATCCGAAAATCAATTGCGCGGGCTCGCCTGTCGTCGCTCTCGGCGGGCAGGAGTTCTTCGTGCCGCGCCTCGCCCTGCGGCAGGCGCGCATCGTCGTGCCGGGCCTGTTGAAACTGATGCCGCGCCTCAACGCTATCCAGGCGCGCATCTCCGGCGGCGATCCGCTGGGCGCGACGCTGCTGGATCAGGATGACGTCGAGTTGATGCTCGATGTCGTCCATTGCGGATTGACCCGCGCCTATCCTGATTTGGCGCGTGATGATGTTCTCGATCTCGAGGCGGGATTTACTGACCTCGTCGCGGCGCTTGCCGTCATCGCCGGGCAGACGGGCCTGTTTGCGCCAACGGAGGCGCAGCCGCCGGGGGAATGAAAGGCGACGCTCCGGATTTCGACCGGATCGTCGCCCATTATTGCCAAATGTCCGGCGAGGCCTGGACCGACGCGCTCGAAGCGGAACTGACTTTCGTCAAAATCTTCGCCCGCCACGCCTATTGGCGCAAAAATCCGCCGGCGCCAGTTTTGTTGTCCGCGCTCGCGATCGGCCTAGGCTGCTGGAAGCCGGAGCGTCGCGCCACTGATGCGGTCGCCGCGCTGCGGGGGCTGTTTCCGTCAGGGCGCATCTGACAGCACCAATGTCATGCGAAAAGCGAGGACGGCATGGCCGAATCCAATGTTTCAATTTCCTTCGGCGCAGATGCGTCCGGCTTTCTTGACGGCGTCGCGCGTGTTTCGGCCGCCTTGCAGACGCTGCCCGGCGATGTCGGTCAGGTGGGGCTCGGCGTTGACAAATCGTCGCGGAGTTTTGCCTCCTTCGGCGCCGGCGCGGCTAACGCCTTGTCCGGGATCGGCGACGCCGCGCGGACGGCGAGCTCCTCTCAGGAGGATGCCGCCCGGGAGAGCCTCGGGGCGATCAATCGCCAGATTTTCGCTGAGCGCGCGGCGCTTGCGGAAAAGAAATCGCTCTATGACGAGCTGACCATATTGAAGGTCATAAGCGCGGGCGAACGGCTTTCCGCTTCGCAGGCCGCTTTGAACGAGGAATATGCGGCGGAAAGGTCTCTGCTCCAAAAAGAGGGGCAGCTTGGCGACCTGAGCATCCGGCAGCGGGAGCAGGTTGAGAATCGAAAGCTCGCGCTCGATGCGCGATATGCGCTCGACAGCCAGAAGATCATGCTGCAGTCGGTCGGGCAAATGGTCGCGCCAATGGACCATGTGATCGACTCCATGGGGTCGTCCTTCTCGTCCGGCTTGACCGGCATGGCTATGGGGACGCGCACGCTGAATCAGGCGCTGTCTTCATTGGCTCAGTCGGTGGTGTCGCAATTCGTCCGCATGGGCGTCGGCATCGTGGCGGATTGGGGCAAGCGGCAACTGGCGCTTGCGGCTTTGTCGGCCGCCGGCGAAGGCCAGAAGACGGCCGCCGCTGCCGCCGGCGCCGCGTCGCGTGGCGGCATTGCGGCTGGCGAAGCGGCGGCCGGACAAGCGTCGATCCTGGGCTCCCTGCTGAAAAGCATAACAGCCTCGGCCTCCGAGACATTTGCGGGCGTGTTCGGTTTTCTCGCTCCCGTGATGGGGCCGGCGGCGGCCGGGCCTGCGGCCGCGGCGCAGGGCGCGGTGATGTCCGTTGCGGCTTTCGATATTGGCGCCTGGTCGATCCCGCAGGATCAGCTGGCGATGGTTCACCGCAACGAACTCGTCATGCCGGCGGCAGAGGCGGGCGCGTTCCGTTCGATGCTCTCCGGTGCGACCAAGGGCGGCGGCTCGGGTGGTTCGACGGCGGCCGCAGGCGCGAGCGTTCATCTGAACGTCAGCGCGCTTGATGCGGGCTCGGTCAAGAGCTGGCTTGGCGGCAATTCGCGCCAGATCATGAAGGCGATCAATCAGGCCGTCGCGGACGGCAACCATCTGGGTCTGAGACGGCTTGCGGGGGCGTAAGGTTTGGCACAGGTCTTTGGCGTCTGCCTTCTCCCCGCGACCGGCGAATTCGCCTATGACACTCTCCCCGCGCAGGGCGCGCGCTGGAACCCGACCGGGGGAACCTTCGGGACCGGCGCGCTCGAAACATTGGCGCCGATCAATTGTTTTTACGCGCCGGGCGGGACGAAGACCGACTATTCCTATGCGATCGACCAGTTGCAGGCGGCGCACCCGGAATGTCAGACGGTCGCCCTCGTCGTCGCATGGTTCGGCAATTCGACCGATGCGGGTTCTTGCCAGATTTACCCGTCCACGACTTATATCAAGGGTGCGTTTACGTCTTGGAACGGCTCGACCTGGGTCGTGGCGAACTGGCAATGCTCGGGGTTGACGCAGGGATCGACGGGCCTGATCCCGATTTCGCAGACGGGCGGCAGCTTTTCCTATGGCGGCACGCCATCGGACCAAAGCGTCGTCCGCTGCATTCACGATCTGAAAGCGCGCGGCCTCCGCGTGGTTTTCTATCCCTTCATCCTGATGGATTGCGCCGGCAAGCCCTGGCGCGGGCGGATCGGGGTTTCAAGCGATGTGAACAGCGCCGCGACGGCGGCAGTGAGCGCTTTTCTCGGCGCGGCCTCGACCGGGCAATTCACGCGCGACGCGACAAACCTGACGGTCGCTTATTCTGGCTCGCCGACTGATTTCAGCTATCGCCGGATGATCCTGCATTACGCCAATCTGTGCGTGGTGGCGGGCGGCGTCGATCTGTTCCTGATCGGATCGGAATTGCGCGGCCTCGAAGCGATCCGCGGTCCCGGCTGGACCAAGGCGGGGACGACGGACGGCGACGGCTTCGCGGTCTGGGATTATCCCTTTGTCGCCGGTCTGATCCAGCTTGCGGCGGATGCGCGCTCGATCTTCGACGGCGCGGGCCTGAGCAAGAACCTGACGACGTGGAAAAACCTGATCTCCTATTCGGCGGACTGGTCGACCTGGAACGGCGTCCAGCATTCCGGCGCGAATGGGCAATGGCCGCACCTCGACCGACTGTTCGCCTCGGAGAATATCGACATCGTCTCATTCGACAATTATCTGCCGCTGTCCGACTGGACGACGGGCGATGGCGGCCTTGACCCGCTCAACTGGACCAGCGCCGCGCCGACCTCCTGGCCGCCGTCTTCGGGGGCGATGAGCGGCCTTGGCCTTTCCGGGACGCCCATGCTGCACAGCGAGGCTTATTTGCAGGCCAATATTGAGGGCGGCGAGAGCTTCAATTGGTACTATGGCGATTCGAACAATCTCGGGCGCGGGTTTGATCCGCTTGGGACGGGGCAATATGTCAGCCTGCCCGAAGGCGACCGCGCGAGCCAGGCGCGCAACCCCTATTACGCCAATCAGCAGCTGCTCGGACGCAAGCAATTCCGGTGGTGGTGGAAGAACGCGCATCAGGCGATGTATGACGCCAGCGACGGCCTCGGATGGACGCCGCACGGCCCGACGACGCAATGGGCGGCGAAATCCAAGCCGATGATCTTCGTCGAATATGGCTTCGCCACGGTCGACCGTTGCACCAATCAGCCGAATGTCTTTTTCGACGCGAAATCGACCGAGAGCGACACGCCGTTCTGGTCCGTGTGGGATTCCGCCGATGGCGCGAGCTTCCTGCCGCGCCGGGACGATCTTCTCGCCGCGCTCGGACTACAGGCGATTTACGATTACTGGACCGGCGGCAAGAACGAGACTTCGGCCTCGGGCGTCCCGATGATCCTGACGTCATTTTGCTGTGCCTGGAATTGGGACGCGCGCCCATTCCCGACCTTCCCGCTCAATGCAAGCGCATGGGGCGACGGTGGCAATTGGGCGGCCGGCAACTGGATCGGCGGCAAGGGACCTTATGTCCAGGCTCTGGCGGCTGACGCGCCGCCCGGGGCGGGCTCCTACGCCATTTTCCCGGCGCTGACCGGGGAGGGTTGGAGCGTGCGTTATTCGCCGCGGTTCTCGACGCGGACGATGGCGAAGGTTTCGGGGCGCGAGACGCGCGCCGGCGTGATGGCCTCGCCGCTGTGGGATATTGATCTGACGTTCAACTTCCTGCGCTCGGACGCCAACGCCGAATTGCAGAATGTGATCGCCTTCATGCTGGCGCAGGCGGGGCAGGCGACGCCCTTCCTGTTCGCGCCGCCCGGCGGCCTTGGCGTCGCTTCCGGCGTAGGGCTCGGGACTGGCGACGGCTCGACCAAAGCCTTTGTCGTCTCGCGCGCGATCGCCGGCTACAGCGAACGCGTCCAGGCCCTTACCAGCGCGCCGACTGTTTACGCCAATGGCGTTGCGGTTTCTGGATCGCTCTATTCGGTTTCCATTCTGCCGGCGACCATCACCTTCACCACGGCGCCCTCTGCCGGCGTCGCGATGACGATCGACTTTTCCGCCGCTCATGTCGCGCGCTTTGTGGATGACGATCTCGATTTCGAGCAATTCGTCGCGAATTTCTGGGCTGCCAAAACACTGAAATTGGAGACTGTGCGAGGATGACGCTCCCCACCTTCCCGACCCTGCCCGGACAGGGGTGGAGCATCCACAAAAAGCCGACCTTCTCGACCCGGGTTTCGGCGCATTCCTCGGGCCGGGAGGTCCGCGCCGGGCTTTACGCCCATGCGCTTTATGAATTCGAACTGACCTTTGACGGGCTCGATTCCTCGGGCGTGTTTCCCGGCCTGCAATCCCAATCGCTGCAAACATTAATGGGGTTCTTCCTGAGCCTCGGGGGCCAGTTGAACGCCTTCCTCTATGTCGATCCGACCGACAATGTGGTCAGCGGCCAGGCCATTGCGACCGGCGACGGCGCGACGACCAGTTTCACGCTCGTTCGCTCGATCGGCGGCTATGCCGAGCCAGTCAGCTATACGGTCGCGGTCTCGGGGGTCACGGTCGCCGGCGTCTCGACAGGCGCGTGGACCCTGAGCGCGCCCAACACGATCACCTTCGCGACGGCGCCGGCCAATGGCGCGGCGATCGTCGCGAATGTCTCCTACGCCTTCCAGTGTCGATTTCTCGACGATCAGATGGATTTCGAGAATTTCATGTCCGGGCTCTGGAGCAACAAGAGCGTCAAATTCAGGCAGGTTCGATGAAAACGACGACGGGCGCACTCCTGACCTATCTCAACGGCCTGCGCACCGCGAATAGCGACGCGCCGCTCTATATGGCCGATCTGTTCACGATCACGCTGGCGAGCGGGACGATCCTGACCTATTGCGGCGTCGATACGCCCGCCTTCTGGAATGGGCGGACCTATCTGGCGAATTCTGTCCTGATCGCTGGCCTCAAATACAAGGCCTCATGCGGTCCTAATGTCGACAAGCAGCAGATCGTAATCGCCGCGCGCGCGGCGGACACGATTGGCGGCGTCCCGTTCCTTCAAGCCTTGCAGCAGGGGCTTCTAGACGGCGCCTTTATTCAGCGCGAGCGGGCGTTTTTCTCGTCCTGGGCGATCTCTGGCGGGAACCTCATCCCGATTGGAACGGTCGTGCTGTTCAAGGGCCGCGTCGCGCAGATCGACGACATCGGTCGCACCACGGCCAAAGTCACAGTCGCGTCGGACTTGACGCTGCTCGACATCGACATGCCGCGCAATTGCTACCAGTCGAATTGCGTCCATGTCCTTTACGGCTCGGGCTGCGGCCTGGCGCGCGGGACATATTCGGCGTCGGGCGCAGTCGCGGCGGGTTCCGACCGGACGCAGATCGCCTGGGCCTCGGCGATCTCGGCCTATCAGCAAGGGACGATCACCTTCACGTCCGGCGCCAACGCGGGCGTCGAAGCGACGATCAAGGCGGCGGGCTCCGGCTGGCTGCTGCTCGCCTATCCGCTGCCGACCGCGCCAAGCGTCGGCGACGCCTTTACGGCTGCGCAGGGCTGTGACCACACCAAGGGAACTTGCAGTAGCAAGTTCAACAATCTGAATAATTTCAAGGGGTTCCCCTATGTCCCGCCGCCGCAGATCATGACCGGCCCGCTTTCGTCCACCACCACAAGCGGAAGGGGGAAATAATGACCATCGTTCGAACCGAGGGCGCACAGCGCCAGTCCGACGAGAGAAATCGCGTCGTCGCCGAGGCGCGTAAATGGATCGCCACGCCCTATCACAACTGCGCCGACGTTTTGGGCTCGGGCGTCGATTGCGGCATGTTGATCGTCCGGGTTTTTGTCGACTCCGGGATGGTCGAGCCGTTCGATCCGCGCCCCTATGCGCCCGACTGGATGCTTCACCGGGACGAAGAAAAATATCTGGCCTTCTTCGAGGAACGCTGCGCGCCAGTCGATGCGCCAGGCGTCGGCGACATTGCGCTTTTCCACTATGGCCGGACCTATTCGCATGGCGGAATCGTAGTCGAGGCCGATCCGGTTCGCATTGTCCACGCCTCGCATGACGCTCGCGCCGTCATCGAGGAAGGGCTGACGCAAAACCCGGTTCTGACCGATCCCAAGCGCCGGCTGCGCTTCTTCTCGATCTGGGCGAAAAAGGTGTCGGGCTGATGGGCATTCTGCGCTCGGGCAACGCCACGGCGACCCAGATCACCAAATATTCCGGCCTGCAAATCCAGTCGACATCGAGCGCCATCCCCGTCCCGATCGCCTGGGGCCGCAATATCCTGTCGCCGAATGTCATCTGGTACAATCATTTCCTCGCCTTGCCGCAATATTCCGGCGGTAAGGGCGGCGGCAAAGGTGGCGGTGGCGGCAGCAAACAGGCGACGAGCTATGATTATCGTTGCGCGATCATCATGGCGCTATGCGAAGGCCCGATTGTGGAAATCGGGAATATCTGGACGTCATCGACGACGCCGACAAATCTGGCGGCGCTCGGCTTGAGCCTGTTCAACGGAACGACGCCGCAAGCGCCGTGGGCGTGGGCCTCCGCCTACTATCCCTCGGAAGCCTTGGGCTATCCAGGCGTCGCCTATGTCTGCAATCCGTTTTACGACCTTGGGGCGTCTGCGAGCGTCGGCGATAATAATTTCGAGGTCTGCGGCTTTCTATCCGGCTCGGGCGTCAATGCGCTCGATTGCGACCCGGCCCAGGTGATTTATGATTTCCTGACCAATTCGCAATATGGCGTCGGCTTCCCCGCCGCTTCGATCGACGCGAGCTCGCTCTACGCCAACGCCGGGGACACATCCTACCAGACCTATTGCTGGACGGCGGGGATCGCGTTCAGCCCGGTCCTGAACACGAAGGAATCGGCTTCGTCGATCCTCTCGCGCTGGCTACAGCTCACCAATTCGACGGTGGTCTGGTCGGGCGGCGTGCTCAAATTCCTTCCCCTCGGCGATAGCGCGATCACGGCGAGCGGCAAGACCTGGACCCCGGACCTTACGGTTCGCTATGCCCTGACGGATGAGGATTTCCTTCACTCGGAAGGCGAAGACCCGGTCAAGATCACGCGGTCGGACCCCTACGCCGGCTATAACCAGCAAAGCGTCGAAATCCAGGCCCGGAGCGATTCATACAATACCGGGCCGATCACGGCTTTCGACCAGTCGGCGATCGACCGCTTCGGCCTGCGCGCCGCCTCGACCGTCACGGCGCATGAAATTTGCGACATCGCAGTCGGGCAACGAGCCGCGCAATTGATCTTGCAGCGCGGGCTTTATATCCGGAACACATTCGAGTTCCGGCTTTCGGCTGAATTCTGCCTGCTCGATCCGATGGATTTGGTCAGCCTGACCGATCCGCTGCTCGGGCTGAATGCGACCGTCGTCCGGATCACGGATATTGAGGAAGCCGACGACGGGGCGCTCTCGGTCACGGCCGAGGAATTCCCGCAGGGCGTAGCGACCTCCGTCGCCTATCCGATCCAGGCCAAAAGCAATGGCGTCCCGGCCGGGGATGTGACGCCAAATTCGATCAACACGCCGCTCATCATCGAGCCGCCGCCCTCTCTTTCGGGCGGCGTCCCGCAGTTGTGGATTGGCGCCAGCGCGCAAAGTGCAGACCCGAATTGGGGCGGCTGCATCGTCTGGGCCTCGCTTGACGGGACGAGCTATGCGGAGGTGTCGTCAATCGCCGTCCCGGCGCGCCAGGGCGTCCTCTCGGCCTCGCTCGCGACCTATGGTGGATCGAACCCGGATTCGACCGACACGCTCGCGGCCGATCTGACGGAAAGCGGTGGAACGCTGCAATCGACAAATAGCGCCAGCGCGGAGGCCGGCGTCACGCTCTGCTATGTCGATGGCGAATATCTCACCTATACGACTGCGACGCTCACGGCGACGAGCAAATATAATCTGAGCGGCCTTTACCGCGGATTGAACGGCTCGACGCCCGGCTCCCATGCGATTGGTGGGGGCTTCTGCCTGCTCGATTCCGCGATCCTGAAATATGACATCCCGAACGCCGACATCGGCCAGACGATTTATCTGAAATTCCAGAGCGTCAACATTTTTGGTGGCGCGGCGCAGGATATTTCGACCTGCACGGCCTATCCTTACCGGATTCAGGGGACAGGCGTTCTCGGCCCCGTCGCCACGACTTTGGCGGTCGGGACCGCGATGGATTACGGCCTCGCCCGCCAGGCCGATTCCGAAAACGACGATTTCGGAATCGTGTCGGCGCCGGTCGTCTCGATCATCGACCTCGGCAATCTGACCTCTTAACAGGAAACGACGCATGTCCGTTCAAGTCAAACGACGCCGTGACACGGCGGCGACGGTCGCCGCCTATGTGGGCGCCCAGGGCGAATTGATCGTCGACACGACGAATAATCGCGTCACGGTCCACGACGGCGCGACCGCCGGGGGCTTTGCCGCGGCGAAGTTGTCGGAAGTCATCACGAACGGCCGCACGGCCGTCTCCGACGCCGCCTATACGGTCCTCGCGACCGACCGAAGCGTCGCCTATACGGCGCTGACGGCGGCGCGCGCCGTCACGCTCCCGGCAGCCTCGGCCTATCCCACCGGGACGGCGCTGACGATCTTCGACGAAAGCGGCAATTGCTCGACGACCAATGCGTTGACGATCGCGCGCAGCGGGTCGGACACGATCGACGGCGCGACCTCGGCTTCGATCGCCACGGCCTACGGCTATCTGGCGCTCGAAAGCAACGGCTCCGGCAAATGGACCGTCATCGACCAGGCGCTCGGCGCGAGCGCGCTGCAGCAGGTCGCGCAGGGCGCCAATGGCGCGGCGATCCAGTTCCAGGTGATCGAGCAGACCGTGACGCTTTCGGGCGCCTCGACCACGGCCGTGACGCCGATCCCGGCGAATTGCATCGTCCTTGGCGTCGGGGCGCGCGTTCTATCTTCCGTGACCGGCGCGCCGTCCTTCGGCGTCGGCGTCTCCGGAACCCCAACCCAATTCGGAGGCGCGCTCAATGTCGCGTTGGGCTCGACCAATTTCGGAATCGTCGGCCCCTATGGCTGCTATTCCGCAACCTATCTGATCGTCACGGCGACCAGCGGCTCGTTCACCGGCGGATCGGTGCGCCTGTCGCTGAAAATCCTTCTCTTGCCCGTTTCGACATCGTGAGGACAAAACCCATGAATCTTGCAAGGTTCTTTCTTGCGGGCGCGCTGGCGCTCGCCTTCCTCGCGCCCCTTCAGGCCGGGCAATGGTGCGTCGGCGCAGTTTGCACGAACGGCCTGGTTATCGAGGATGGCGCCGGCAACAAATTCGGGTCCGCCAATCCGCTAGCGGTGCAAGATAGCACGGTCGCCAACGCGATCGCCGCCGCCGCGCTGACCCCGCCGATCCAGATGAAGGCGCAGAGCGTCGTCGTAACCGATCTGGCGTCGCAGGCGATCACGACGACCGGCAACGGTTCGACGCTGGCGCTAGACGGCGGCAATTCGCTTGCCTCGGTGGTCAATGTCACGGCGGCCTCGGGCACAAATCCGACGCTGGACCTGACCTTGCAGGAGAGCCAGGACGCCGGCGCGACCTGGAACGACATTTATCAGTTGCAGCGCATCACCGCGACAGGGGCGGTCACCGTTCCGAACATGCTGCTGACCGGAACCCGGCGCTGGAAATGGACCGTCGGCGGAACCTCGCCTTCCTTCACGCTCTCGATTGTGACGACGCGCGGCACGGCCTCGGCGCCGCTGATCCGGCAGTTCTTTGACCGCACCGTCGACCCCAACACGCTCGGCTCGGCGTCCCCTGCGTGGAGCATCGGGGGGTGTCGAAACAACCAATTGTTCGTCTTCAACGGCGCCGTGACCACGACCGCCGCCGTCTGGCAAATCCAGTACAGCCCGGACAAGGCGAATTACACAAACGCTGGCTCGACCGTGAACCCCGGCAATAACAGCACCGCGCAGAGCTCCACGACGACAAGTTGGCCCTACGCCCGCATCGGAGTGGCGACGGCCGGCTCCGGCGACACGCTCAACTATGTCTCGTTTTATTGCACGAACTGAGGCCGCCATGCCCATCCTCTGTTTCGTCATCGCCTTCTGGGCGCTGCTGTGCGGCGCGGCCAGCGCGGACAATATCACTGTCCCGCTGAGCTTCTTCGGCTTCAATCTGGCTTCGCAGAGCGATCCCCGGCCGGTCTATATCTCCGAGACGAAACACCTCGGCGGCAACTGGAACAATATCGCGTCCTGCCGGCCGACCAACCCGACCAACCCGGCCGACCCCTGTTACAGCTGGGGCGCGATGGATTCCTATCTGACCTTCGCGCAGGCCAATAATTACAACATCGAATATGTGCTCGGCTTCGCGCCGACCTGGTCGAATGGCAGCCAGACGACGCAATATCCGCCGACTGACCTGACCGACTACACCAATTGGGTCACGGCCTATCTGACGCGCTACGCCAACAAGATCGACGCCGTCGAGGTGTGGAACGAGGTCAGCGACTCGACTTCCGTCACGGGCTATGCCGGCTCGATGGCCGATCTGCTCACGATGGAGAACAGCCTGTGCGCCGTCGCGCACGCGATTTCGCCGAAAACGAAGGTGCTGTCGCCAAGCACCTATTACGGCAATGGCCTGACCTACCACGCCAAATATTTTGCGTCGGGCGGCGGGCAATGCGTCGATGGCTTCGCCTGGCACAATTATCCGCTCAATGTCGCGATCAAGGACAATCTTGAACAGTGGGACAACACGACGCGGTTCTACCAGGCTCTGCTGGCGCAATATGGCCGCGCCGGAAAGCCGATCTATGTCACCGAGGGCGGCTATTCGAACTCGATCAGCGATCCGGTTGCGATGGGCGCACTCGATCCGCTGTTCATGGCCTGTTTCGCCACGGTCAACATGCCCTATGCGTGGGACCGACCGGCTGGCGGCAACACGTCGCTCGATTACTGGCTCGGCGCCGCCAACCCGACAGCGCTCAACGGGCGCGGCATGGGTTACAAGGCGATGCAATCCTGGCTTGCTGGCGCGACGATCACGCAATGCCCGACGCGCACGGCCACAACGAACATGGCGCGCAACCCAAACGGAACCGGCTTCACGGCCGGCGTGATCGGCTCCGGCGGCGCGGTCCCGACCAGTTGGGGCCTGACTGCGCCCGACAGCGGTTTCGGCGTCACGACGCAGATCGTGGGGTCCTGTACGAATGGCGCGGCGACGGGCGTGGCGTTCCGGATCTATGGCGCGCCCACGGCCGGCGCGAGTGGCAGCACGTCGCTGGCCTTCGAGAGCAACGGGCAAGTGACGGGGACGCTCGGCGCGCAATACAACATCGGGGCGACGGTCAGCCTTGTCGGCGGCTCGATGAACAATGTCGGGGCGCAGTTCGCTTATAACGAATACACCTCCGGCAATGGCTATCTGGCCTCGACGATGGGCGCCTCGAACGCCCCGGTCGTTCCGCTGGCGACGCCGGTTTATTGGAATTGGAAGGCCAATGTCGCCAATGCCACGGCGGCCTACATCATCCCCAAGATTGGTTTCAGCTACACGGTCGGCAATGCCTTCGATGTGACCGTGTGCATCTCGGGCGCATCCGTTGACACTGGCTCGATCTGGACGGCGACGATCACGCGCCCCGGCGGCTATCAGGGCCTGATCGCCTGGGACAGCAACGGCGGCCCGACGACTTATAGCGTGCCCGGAACTTACGCTTTTCAGCGCGACGCAATGAATACGGCTGGGCCGATCGTCGGCAACAGTTCAGTGCTGGGGAAGGCCCCGGTCTTATTCGAGAACCAAGCGTGGAAGGGCTGGGCGCCATGACGACAACATACAATCTCCGCGCGTCCAATAATTCAACCTTTCGCTGGACGCGCGATCTCTCGCAATGGGCGGCGGTCTATAATGTCGACGCAGCGACGATCCGGATGCAGGCGCGGGCCTCCCCTCTCGCATCATCGCCTGTCGTCTATGAATGGTGCTCGAATAATTCGACCGGCGGCCAAATCGCGTTCAATATAGAGCCGAATATCTGCACGTTCCTGGCGCCGCTTTCGGACATGCTGAGAATGTCGAAGCCGCTTTATTATGACTGCCGGCTTGAATTCGAGAACGGGGCGGCGGTTGTGGTGTTCGCTGGCCGTATTTCCTGGACGGCGGGCCTGACGCGCGCGAGCGCCGATGGCGCGGCGATCGGCACGTCTGGGATAGGCGACACGGTTAGAGTCGATGGAGAAACGTCGTCTCAGCCCGTCACGCTGCCGCTCTCGCTGACGGCGGCTGTGGCGGCGGCGCAGGCTGCGGCGGCCTCGGTTACGGCGTCGAGCCTGGCGGCCCAGATCGCCGCCCTTCCGATCGCCGAACGCGAAGCTCTTTTCCAATCCTTGATCGCCTCCGCCAAAGTCTATTCCGGATCAGGCCCCGCGCCGGTCCCGACGGGAGAAGCTTTCATCAACGATTCCAATTATATGGTGGTGGCCGAATGATGCTCACACGCTTGAAAATCCTTTTCGCGACCCTGCTGTTCGCCGCCCCCGCGCTCGCGCAGGGCGTCAATCCGGCGCTGAAGGCGAACTCGCTGGCGTCTGGCGCCGCCGCTGCAAATATAGGCGCTGGTGGCGTCACGGCGTCGATGCTGGCAAGCGGCGCCGCCGCTGCTAATCTCGGCGCCGGCGGCGTCACGGCTTACTTGCTCGCCCCGGGCGCGGCGGCGAGCAATCTCGGCGTCGGCGGTCGCGTCTATAATTTGCGGGGTGATTACGGCGCTGCCTGCGATGGCGCGACGGATGACACGACTCCGTTCAACAATGCTCTGACGGCGCTCGCCGGCTCGACCACGCCGGTCACGCTGACCTTCCCTGGGACGTGCCTCGTCACCTATGCGCCGCACACCATCGCCGGGCAGCTCTCTTTCGAGGGCCTTGCGGGCGGCGGCGTGAAGCTGGCCTCTGGCGCGACGATGGCTGGAGAGTTGTTCCATTGGAGCAGCGGCACGGCGGCCATCAGCGTCAAGAACATGACGTTCGACCTGAATGGCGCGACCTATTCCGGCGTCGCGTCGGTCCTCTATTCTGGCGGCGGCTCTTTCTCGGTCACCGGCAGCAGCATCGCCAACGGCGCGGCTCCAACTGTCGGAACCGGGATTATTCTGGTCGCCGGCTATAATCTTTCGTCGTGCGACATTTCCGGCAACAGCTTCGCTCAAAACGCGGCGTCGATCTACCAGAGCCAGGCGATCAATCTCGGGTCGTCCAGCTACCCGGTCAATCATTGCCGTATTTCGCACAACGTCAGCAAAAATACCGGCTTCGGCATCTTTTGGGCCGACAACACGGAAGTCTCGGACAATGAGATTTACGGCTGGGGCTTTGGCGGCGGCATTACGCTTGGCCCGAGCGACACCAACACGCACCATATCAGCGTCTACGGGAACAAGGTTCACGACAGCGCAACCGTTGTCGATGTCAACAACACCTATATGAACGGCATCGAACAATGGTTTTACGGGGCAGACGTCGCGAACAATGACATCTTCAACACCTGTGGCTCCGGCATCGGCGTCTCCGGCCTGTCGCATATCCACGGCAACACCGTCCGCGATCCCGGAACTTGTGGCGGAAATTCCTACACGCGGAGCGGCATCACCACCGGCCAGAACGGGACCGAGACAGGCAACGGCTCAACTATCGAAGGCAATGTCGCATTCAACACCGCGTCTGGCGTCATGACCTATGGCTATGCCGACACGTCCTCGATGAAGAATATTCATCTCGGGGTCAATGATTTCCAGGGCACGCTCGGGGCTTACAATATCGTTGGCGGCGCGGATTTCATGGCGGCGCAGAAAGACAACCGCCTTATCAATCCCTGCGGCCAGATAGATCAGCGCAACGAGGGCAATGCGGTCACGACTGGCTATGTCTCGGATCAATGGACATCGGTGGAAAGCGCCGGCGCGATCAGCGAGCAAAGGGTCCAGTCGATCCTGGCGCAATGCGCCTATGGCATGAAATTCACTGTGACCAGCACCCGCACGCCCGTCTCTGGCGACTATTTCTTTGTCCGCCAGAATATCCCCTACAGTGACGTTGCCGATCTTCGCTGGGAAGGCGCGCAAGGCAAGGGATTGATCTTTTCCTTTTGCGTGGCGATGAGTTCGGCCCCGCCCTTCACGGGCTCGGCGGTCGTCATCAATAGCAACTCTGGCTATACCTATCCCGTCTCCTACACCGTGACGACGGCGGCGGGCACGCCGCAGTGTTTTTCCTACCGCGTCCCTGCAAGCACCGGCCATGCGCTAGGGCCGACTGCCGGCGTCGCTTTGAGCGCCGCATTCGACACCGGGTCGGGAACGAACAATAAGACCTCGACGGCGAACGCCTGGGTTGCCGGAACTTATTACGGTCTGACCACGGCCTCAAACTTCGTGTCGCTCCCCAACGCCACGACCATGACGATATCGAACGTGCGGCTGTTCCCGGCGGCGGCGGATCAGGGCTGGGCGCCGCGAAGCATCGCTGAGGAATTGGTTCTCGCCCAGCGTTACTATCGCAAGTCGTTCCCGGATGGGACCAAGCCTGCGCAGAATGCGGGCGTTGCTGGCGCGACGTGCTCAGTGGCGCCGGTCAATTCCTCTTATCCCTTTGCCTGGCTCTCAAACGCGCCGCCCATGTTCAAGACGCCGACCATCACCACCTTTAACCCCTCTGCGGCCAACGCTAACTGGCGCGACACCACGGCGGCGGCGGATTTAACGGTGAATGTTCCATCGAGCGGCGCTGGCGCTCCTACGGCGGTTGGCGCGCTGATCGGCGCGTCGGGAACGTCGGCCACGGCCGGCAACGTCAGCTGCATCCATTGGACGCAGGACGCCGGGCTGTAGCGCCTGCGTCGGGTTCTGACGCTCTTCTCCTCCAAATCACGAATCTGAAAGGACGCGCCATGTTCAGCGTCGTCAATCATGTCCTGCAGAAGGACGGCAAACCCGTGCCGCAAAAGCCGTCGCCCAATCATGGCGGCGTCATGAGGCCGGAGCTTTTGGTGCTGCATTACACGGCTTCGAGTTCCGCCGCCGGCGCCATCGCAACGCTCACCGATGGCCATGCCAGCAACCGCGTCTCGGCGCATCTCGTTCTCGACAAGGACGGCGGCGTGACGCAGCTGCTGCCGCTCAATGTCGTTGGCTGGCATGTCGGCAAGTCCGCCTGGGAGGGCAGGGCGGGCTGCAATGATTTCGGCATCGGGATCGAGCAGGTCAACGCCGGCGTGCTCAATCACATGGCCGACGGCTCGTTCCGGACCCAGCTCGGCAAGCAGGCCGTCCCCGCCAGCGACGTGCTCCATGCCCAGCACCGCATCACCCATGGCTGGGCCTATTGGCAGGACTATCCCGATGCCCAGGTGCAGGCCGCCATCGCCATCGGACAGGCGCTGCACGGCGCCTATGGCTTCAAGGACGTCGTCGGCCACGAGGACGTCGCCACGCCGCCCGGGCGCAAGACCGATCCGGGCCCGGCTTATCCACTCGATCTGGTGCGCTCTCGGATTCTGGGGAGGCAGTAGAGGCGCTGGCCAGGCTCGACCTCCAGCGGATTTCATTCGCCGAAGTTTTTCGTTTCATCTCAAGGAGCAAAACATGAACGGTCTTGTGATTATGGGTCATTGGTTGCTGGCTCGAATGGAGGAGCCTTCGACATGGGCGGGCTCGGGCGTCCTGGCGGTCGCGGCCCATGCCTATTTCGGCGCGGCGGGCGATGCCGCGATTGCCTTGCTTTCGGCCATCGGCGGCTTTTTCGCCGTGGTCATTCCGGAAAAAAAGCCGTGAACTGGTCGGCCGCAGCCGTCGCCCTGGGTAAGTTGCTGCGTGCGACGGACGCGGCCAGCACAGCCGCCCTCAAGGCCGATCCTTCATTGCTGCAATCAGTTACGTTCGAACAGATTGTTCGTGGCGTTGGAATTGCGAAAGCCTTGCCCTGGCCGGATATGCTTTCGGTTCTAGAAGGCCATTTTTCCGATCCGGAAAGAACGGCCTCGACGATCGCGGAAGTTCTTCAAGTGCTTGCGCCCTTCATTCCGGGCGTCATTCCGTTCGAGGAGGCGGCGCAAGTCATCGCCGTTCTTTGCAAGCTCGACGTCATCAAGACACAGCATGGCGCGACGCCGCCGATTTTCGGATCGGACGGCCCGCAATATGAGCACGCGCCTTTTATCTGAAAATCTCGCCAAGGATTTCTTTCATGTTTCGCAAGCTTCACGCTGGCGCGCTTGTTTGCGCGCTCATTTCGGCCGCTCCCGCTGCGGCCATGTCGAATAACGTCATTTCGGAAATCGAGGCCGCGCTCGCTTTTGGTGATGCGGTGGTTTGCGATGTTTCGCATGTCGCCAATGTCGCCCTCATCGTGGAACAGGCCGTCAATCAGGGCAAGGCGACGCCACTGGTTCGTGTCGGAGCGACATCGTCCGTGCAGGCGGCGAGCGACGCCATTTGCCGGAGTTTCGGCGGCGTTGCGAAGCAGGGCGCGGCTGCGCGCTGAGCGGTTCGGGGAGAGCTTTGTCCTGACGGGTGGAATTTAGAATGTCTGCTGATTTGAATGGCGGCGAATTGCCAAACTGGCTTTTCACCCTGGGCGCCAGCGCCTTGACGGCTGTGGGTGGCTTCGTTCTCGCTCTGGTCAATCGCGGCCCCGCGATGCAGGCCGCCGTCGACGAGCGTTTGCGTACCTTGATCGACGGCTATGAAAGGCGCGTCGACGATCTCACCCTCGAAGTGCATTCCCTGCGCGAGGAGGTGGTGAATTTGCGCCGCGCCTTGGCAGAGGCGCATTTGCAAACAGGTTTCGGCGCATAG